TGGTAGCACGATGAAATTCGTAAAGAAACCTGTAGTTATTGAAGCTTTTCAGTGGGATGGTACTCGTGAATGCGCTGAAGATATTTCTAAGTTATTTCCAGAGTTACAGACTAATTGTTTTACTTATACTATGAATTTGGGAGATGATGATCCTGTTTCATGGACGTTCTATACGCTTGAAGGTTTAATTACAGCAACACCCAATGATTGGATCATCAAAGGTGTGAAGGGTGAGTTTTATCCTTGTAAGCCCGATATTTTTGAACAAACATATTCTTTTTGGAGTGCAACATGAACTTTCCAAAATTAATTTATCAAAGTCCTAAAATCTTCTACTATGCTGGCGTATACTTGAAGATTGGTAACAAGCGATATCGCATCATTAAAATAGGAGAACGTTGATGACAATTCCAGAAGGCTTTAAGCCACTTCTCGCTGTGGAACATAGCAAAGTAAAAACACAAAAGTTTCCGTACTATTTATCTGAAAAGCTTGATGGTATCAGATGCATTATTTTTGGTGGTGTAGCTTACAGTCGTAGTCTCAAGCGCATCCCTAATTTGAGTATTCAAGCTTATGCACAGCAGCATGCTAGTATATTGGAAGGCTTTGATGGTGAACTTATTGTAGGTGATAAAAATGCACCTGACGTATTTAACCAAAGTACTTCTGGTATTATGCGTATTGAGGGCGAACCTAACTTCACCTTCTGGGTATTCGATATGTACCATCCAGCAGAATACACTACACGTATTGGTAAAATTCCAACTGAATTGCCAGATCGTGTAAAATTTCTACCTCAGTTTTACGTAGAGACACAACAAGAGGTTGATAAATACGAAGCTGAATTTCTTGCAAAGGGTGCTGAGGGTGTCATGTTAAAATCTCCGGATAGTCTGTACAAATGCGGTCGATCTGGTACTAAAAATCCAGAGCTACAAAAAGTAAAACGCTTTGTTGATAACGAATTTGAAATCATTGGTTGGGAGCCTAAGTACACTAACACCAATGAAGCAAAGACCAATGAATTAGGGCGTACAGCACGTTCTACAGCTAAGGATGGTATGGTAGCCCTAGATACAATGGGATCGTTGATTCTACGTACCTCTAAAGGCGATACATTCAGTTGTGGTAGCGGTATGACTGACGCAATCCGTGAAGACTTGTGGGAACGCAGGGAAACATTGATGGGTCAACTTGCAAAGGTTAAGTATTTTGACGTTGGAAACGGGTATAATGTACCGAGATTTCCGGTACTAGTTGGTATCCGGCATAAGGACGATTTGTGATACTTTGACGGAAACAGAAAAGGAGTAAATTATGAGTGAACGTAAATTAGCAACTATTCGTAAGATTGCAGCTATTGAACCCATTGAAGGTGCAGACGCTATTGAAGTAGCTGTAGTCGATGGTTGGAAAGTGGTAGTCAAGAAGGGTGAATTTCAAGTTAACTCTCTCGCTTGTTACGTAGAAATTGATGCGTGGATTCCAACAGAACTAGCACCGTTTCTATCTAAAGGTAAAGAGCCTCGTGAATTTGAAGGTGTAAAGGGTGAGCGTCTACGTACAGTAAAACTACGTGGTCAATTATCTCAAGGTCTATTGCTGCCAATTCCAGAAGACACTATTAAGGGTGCTGGTCATCTTGTTGCTGAAGGTCTTGATGTAACCGATCACTTTGGTATCCTAAAATGGGAAAAGCCAATGAATGCCCAACTCGCTGGTATGGCACGAGGTAATTTTCCTGTATTAGTACCAAAGACTGACCAAGAGCGTATTCAAAACTTGACTCGATCTTTTGAGCAGTATCAACTTGATAGCTGGTCTATTACAGAAAAACTTGATGGTTCATCTTGCACATTCTACCTAGATGATGAAGGCGTATTTCACGTATGCTCACGCAATCTTGATCTGAAAGAAGACGAAGCAAATTCATTCTGGAAAGTAGCACGTAAGTTTCAGATTGAAGATGTTATGCGCCGTAACTTTATGAAAGGTATGGCAATTCAAGGTGAAATGATTGGTGAAGGCATTCAAGGTAACCAATATAAAACACAGCTTGACTTCTACGTTTTTGATGTGTACAATACGCACACAGGGCAATACATCTTGCCAATCCAGCTTAAAGCGGCTTGTGAGCGTTTGGGATTAAAGCACGTACCTATCTTGTGCGAAGCTACAGAGATTAAAGAACAAACGATTCAAAGTCTGTTAGAATATGCAGAGGGTAAGTCTGTACTCAACGGTAGCAATCGTGAAGGTGTTGTATTCAAGAGTAATACTGTACACGACCGTAGCTTTAAGGCAATTTCAAATTCTTGGTTGTTAAAGAATGAATAAACTATAAGGAGTAAAATGGCAGCTTTCATCAAACATACAAGTTGTGATAAATGCGGCAGTTCAGATGGTAATGCACTCTACAATGATGGTTCAAGTCATTGTTGGGTTTGTAAGTTTACAGTACCATCTGAAGAGTATAAAGAAGCAAATCAAAAGAAACCCACTAGAGTTCGCTCTAGCGTTAAAAAGGAAGTAGAGAACATGGAAGTTAAACCAAGTACAAAACCTGCACTGACACCAGAAGAGAACGCAGAGATTAAATCTGAGACTTCTGTTAAGGCTAAAGGTTTTCGCGGTATTGATGATGTGGTGTACACTAAGTTTGGTGTGCGTCACGCTTTTGCAGAGGATACAGGCGAAGTTATCGAGCAGTACTACCCTTGCACACAAGAAGGTCAATTGGTAGGCTACAAGGTCCGTGAAGTACCTAAGAATTTCTATTCCAAAGGTCGCACTGGTGCTGACTGCGAATTGTTCATGCAGTTTCGATTTAACCGTGGTGGTAAGTATGTAGTTATTACTGAAGGTGAAATTGATGCTTTATCTGCATATCAGGTTCTGTCTGAGTACAATAAAGAAAAAGGTGGTGACTACGAAACTGCAGTTGTATCTCCAACTACAGGGGCTAATTCGCACAAGCAAATTGCAAGTCAATACCGGTTCTTTGATTCGTTTGATCAAATCATTATTGCTTATGATAATGACAAAGCCGGTCAAGAAGCTGTTACTAAGTTGATTCCAGTCTTACCAAAGGGTAAGGTTAAGATTATGAAGTTACGCCATAAAGACCCAAACGAATATTTGGAAAAAGGTGACAATAAAAACTTCATCTCTGATTTTTATAATGCCGAACAATACACTCCTGTTGGTGTTGTTGGTAGTGGCAGTATTTCGGAAGCAATGCGTGAAGAATTTAAAGTACCTAAGATTCCTTTACCACCGTTTATGCACAAGCTACAAGCCATGATGGCAGGTGGTGTACCACTTGGTCGCATTGTCAATCTAGGTTCGGCATCTGGTACAGGTAAGAGTACAATTATTGACGAGATTGTTTATCATATGATTTTCAATTCTCCGCATAAAGTTGGTATTGTTACTCTTGAAAGTACAACAGGTCAATACGGTAATAAATTACTATCTCGCCATATTGGTTTAAAACTTGAATTGAAAGACAATGAGGAAGCACTTGCCGTTCTAGAGAAACCTGAAACCAGAGTTAAAGAACAAGAGTTATTTTGGACAGGTGAAAATGAACACAGATTCTGGTTAGTTGATGATCGTGATGGTGGTGTGGAGAACATTAAAGAAGCGATTGAAAATCTAATCATTGCATGTGGTTGCAGAGTTATTGTGCTTGATCCTACAAGTGACTGTATCGGTACTTTACCCAATGAAGAACAAGAAGGTTTCTATGCATGGCAAAAAGGTATGGTGAAATCTCACAATTGCACCTTCTACAATGTTATGCACACTCGTAAAACTTCCAATGGTCAGAAAGCAGGTAGTGCCGGTGCTGATTTGCACGAAGAAGATATTCAGGGTAGTTCCAGTGCATACAAATCTGCAGCTTGTAACCTGATGTTTTCTCGTAACAAAGAAGCAGAAGATGAACTTGAGCGTAACACTACTGTAATGAAGGCTACTAAAATTCGTTGGACAGGTAAAACAGGTATTGCTGGTAAGTATTACTATGACAATGAAAAACATACGCTGTACGATCTGGATGACTGGCTCAATGAAAACGGTGTATAATTAACCTTGACTTTCAGATTCTCCCGTGATATAATAGATGTATATTATGGGAGAATCTTTATGAGTAAATATGAAATTGGTAACACTTATGGTAGTAACAATTCTTTGTTAGTTATTGACAAAGTAAAAGTTACGGTAGGTAAGTCTGAGAAATTGAAGTATAAAGTTCAATGTCAAATATGCAAACATGACAAAGAATTACACGGCAATGCCGAGTATCTAATTTATCCTGAATATTTTGTAAACGGTAAATTACCTTGTGGTTGTTCTAAGTCTACCCGATATTCTGAAAAACAGTGGGAATTACTTGTAAAAAGAAAAGCACTTCAAAATAACCATGAGTTTGTCAGTTTTTTAGGTGAAAAGTATGTTGATCAAAATACAAAATTAATTTTAAAATGCAATAATTGTAGTAATGTTTGGAATTCTTGCTCTTTAATTAACTACATTAGAGATAGAGGTTGTCCAACTTGCGCCGACTCGTCAAGAGTTAAAAAGCATACTACAAGTGATTCTGAGTGGATAAATAGATTTAGAAATACTGGCTTTTTTCCAGA